CGCTGGTGGCGGTGGTGGAGCTGGTCACACTTGTGGTTCTGGTGGAGCTGGAGGAAATGGTGGCGGTGGTGCTGGTAATGGTGCTGCAAACAATGGAACTGCAGGAACAGCCAATACTGGTGGTGGTGGTGGAGCTGGAGGACATAATGGTCCAAACAATACATATGGAAATGGTGGAGCAGGTGGTTCAGGAATAGTTATCGTAAAAGAATTAAACAAAGCAAGTGGTGTGTGGAATTCAAAAAGTCAATTAAAAGCATTGCAACAAGGAACATGGCCTAAAAGAGTTCATTCAATAGATTACTTAGTAGTAGCTGGTGGTGCTGGTGCTGGTGGAGGTGGTGGAGGTGGTGCAGGAGGTTATAGAGCTTCTGGATACGGACCCTCTCCTTTACAAGGTTCAACATTATCATTAAGTAATGGTAGCTATTCAGTTACAGTAGGTGGGGGTGGAAATCAAGCAAAAGGAAACAATTCAGTATTTTCAACAATAACTTCAGCTGGTGGTGGTATAGGTAGTAATGCTGGTTCAGGTTCTGATATGGATGGTGGATCAGGAGGTGGTGGAGGTCCATCTGATGGTACAGGTGGAGCAGGTAATACTCCTCCAACAGATCCATCGCAAGGAAATAATGGTGGTAATAACGCATCAAACGCTGGTGGTGGAGGTGGTGGTGCTACAGCTGTTGGAAGCAATGCCTCATCAGGAGCTGGTGGAGCTGGTGGAGCTGGTGCTCCTAATACAATTTTAGGACCTGATACATCTTATGCTGGCGGTGGTGGAGGAGCAGGTAGTTCTTCAGGTGGTTCTGCAGGAGCTGGTGGTGGAGGAGCTGGAAGTCCGGGTGGTTCATGCACTCATGGAGGTGATAACACTGGTGGTGGTGGAGGTGGTAATTGGTATAGTGGATGTAGAGGAATAGGTGGTTCAGGAATTGTGGTGGTGAGAGCACCAAGTGCAACTACTTTTGCAGGTACTCCTTGTTGTGCATTTACAGCATCTACACATCCAGGTGGAGATAAGATAGCTAAGTTTACAGCTTCTGGTACATTGACAATTTCTTAAAAACAGTTATATTATTTTTATTGTGGTAAAAGAAAGAATATGCAATTAACAAATTATTATTGGTATTTTCAATCAGCAATTCCAGAACGTATCTGTGATGACATTGTTCGTTATGGAAAACAATTACAAGATCAAATGGCAGTAACTGGTGGTTTTGGTAATGGTAAAAAATTAAATGCAAAACAAACAAAAGATTTAAAAAAGAAAAGAAATTCAGATATTGTTTGGATGAGTGATAGATGGATATATAAAGAAATACAACCATATGTACATCAAGCAAATGCAAGTGCAGGTTGGAATTTTCAATGGGATTTTTCTGAAGCTTGTCAATTTACAAAATACACTAAAGGTCAATTTTATGATTGGCATTGTGATGGTTGGGATAAACCCTACCTGAGAGAAGGTAACGATCCATCAAATGGTAAGATAAGAAAACTATCTGTAACAGTTACATTATCAGATCCAAAAGACTATAAAGGCGGGGAACTAGAATTTAATTTTAGAAACTTAGACCCTGATAAAAAACCTAATATACATAAATGCAAAGAAATATTACCTAAAGGATCCTTAGTAGTATTTCCTGGTTTTGTGTGGCACAGAGTGTGTCCAGTTAAAAAAGGAACTAGACATAGCTTGGTTATTTGGAATTTAGGATGGCCATATAAATGAGTTTTCCAAAACAATTAGCAAGAGAAGATTTATTTAAATGTCCAATATGGTTTGCTGATGAACCTAAATATGTTAAAAAATTAAATAAAGCCTCTGATAAATACATAAAAGAATCACAAAAAAATTTAAAAAAAGATATTGATAAAAGAAATAAAAAATTCGGTAATAAAGGAGATATGGGACATGTGTTTCATTCAACATCTTTAATAGGTGATCCTAAATTTAAAGAACTACAAGATTATATTGGTGCAACATCAAATAATTTACTTATTGAAATGGGTTTTGATTTAACAAATTATTCAGTATTTATTACAGAAATGTGGGTACAAGAATTTGCTAAAAATGGTGGAGGACACCATACTTTACACACTCATTGGAATGGTCATATTTCTGGTTTTTATTTTTTAAAAGCAAGTGAAACTACATCCATGCCTTTGTTTGAAGATCCAAGACCTGGTAATATGATGAATCTTTTACCAGAAAAAGATAAAACAAAAGTAACCTATGCATCAACACAAATTAATTATAAAGTTCAACCTGGAAAAATAATGTTTTTTCCATCTTACATGCCTCATCAATATTTGGTAGATATAGGTTATGAACCATTTAGATTTATACATTGGAACTGTCAAGCTATCCCAAAAGGAGTATTGAATGCAAAATAAAGATATGAAAAAAGCTGTGATAAAAACTATACTAGAAACTAGTACATTAAAAAATAAACCAAATTTTATTGATAATTTTATAAAATCTAAAATGCAACTGAAAGGAAAAAATGTCATCAAAAAAATCGGTGTTCCAAAAAAATAAATACAGTATTTTAAAAGGAGCTATATCTAAAGAAACTGCAGATTTTGCTTTTGCTTATTTTTTAAACAAGAGAAAAGTTGCTAGATTTTTATTTGATCAAAAGTACATATCTCCTTTTACAGAATATTGGGGAGTATGGAATGATGAGCAGGTTCCAAACACTTATTCTCATTATAGCGATATGGTTATGGAAACTTTATTACAAAAAGTAAAACCTGTCATGGAGAAACACACTGGTTTAAAGCTATCAGAGACATATTCTTATGCAAGGATTTATAAAAAAGGAGACGTATTAGCTAGACATAAAGATAGATATTCATGTGAAATATCTACTACTCTAAATTTAGGAGGTGATTCATGGCCTATTTATTTAGACCCAACAGGTAAGAAAGGTCAAGCAGGTATTAAAGTAGACTTAAAACCAGGGGACATGTTAATATATTCAGGATGTGATTTAGAACATTGGCGAGAAGAGTTCACTGGTAAAGACTGTGCACAAGTATTTCTACATTATAATAAAGCTAATTCTAAAACAGCTAAAGAAAATCAATTTGATAAACGTCCGTTTTTAGGCTTGCCTGCATGGTATAAAAGCTTTAAATTACCTAAATAATATTGTAGAATAATATTCTGGCGGGAGATTCCACCACACCATCTCCTGCCTGATTATTATAGGATTTTTATGTTACAAAAATTAAGGTTTCAACCAGGTTTTAATAAACAAGTCACAGCCACTGGTGGCGAAGGCCAATGGGTTAGTGGTGACTATGTTCGTTTTAGATATGGATCACCTGAAAAAGTAGGTGGTTGGGCTCAATTAGGGGATACTACTCTTACAGGAAGAAATACTGCGATACACCATTTTGTTAATGCAAGTGGTATTAAGTATTCAGCATTAGGCACAAACAGATTTTTATATGTATACTCAGGAGGAGCATTTTATGACATTACTCCTATTAAAGCTACAACAACTTTAACAAATGCATTTACAACAACACAAAGTGACGCAACTGTTACTATAACTTTTGCATCTGCTCACAATATTAAAAAATATGACATTGTTCGTTTAGATAATTTTACAGCTATTACCAATTCTAATTTTAGTTCTAGTGATTTTGATGATACCAATTTTATGGTAACATCAGTTCCAACTTCTACAACAATTACTATTGAAATGGAATCAGCAGAATCTGGATCAGGGGCAAGTACTTCTGGTGGAATAAGAGTTCAACATTTTTATACAATAGGCCCTGCAGTTGAGGAATCAGCTGCTGGTTGGGGACTAGGATTATGGGGTGGTACTGTAGCTGGAGAAGTTTTTGATACTCTAGATGGAGCACTAACAGATGCTTCAACAAGTATTGTATTAGATGATTCAACAGGTTTTCCTGCATCAGGAACAGTTTTAATTAATGATGAGCGTATTGCTTATACAACAAACACCACAGGTACTGGAACTTTATCAGGTTTAACTAGAGGATCAGATAATACCACAGCAGCAGCGCACTCTGATGGAGCAACAGTAACTGATGCTTCTGAATATACTAAATGGGGTGCATCACAAACAGGTGATATTATTACAGCCCCTGGACTTTGGTCCTTGGACAATTATGGAAATAAACTTATTGCAACTATCGTGGATGGTGCAACTTT